GGTGGACACTATTACTTCTGTCTTGATAGTGATAGTGAATATACATGGTCTGTAGAAAAAGTCAAAAGATATGAGCAGTAATACAAAAGAACCAGAAAAGGATATTATATCTTTCGATCAAGCACTAGAACTATGTAGCCTTGGGTTTGATGAACCTACATTCTGTATGTATGAAATAGAAAATAGACAGCTATGCCTGTGTTATTTAGATGAAGAAGGTTTATACATGCCTGATAAAGACTTACATGCTCCTACTAAAAGCCAAGTATTTAGATGGTTTAGAGAGAAGTATGATTTAGTATCTTGGGTATCACTTGGCTCTCAAAATAGTAGAGAGTATATTTTTGGTATTTTAACAGACTCCACTTTTATTGGTAGTTGGAATACTAACTTTTCTACCTACGAAGAAGCAGAGAATGCGTGTATAGATAAACTTATTTCAATCTGTAAACAACAAGATAATGACTGAAGATGAAGTATATAGTGCTATAGAAAACACTATCATAAAATGGGTTATTGATGGTACTAAAACAGCAGGTTCTTTAACAAGAGAGATTATGCCAATCGTAAAAAAGTATAAACCAACTCCTTACCAGGAACATCGTAAGCTTAAAGATGAGTGGGGTAATACCGACTGGAGAGACACAGGTGAAATGGGAGGCTAAATAACAAGAAGATGGCAGAACTAAGTAAACAAGATGTAGTTAATGACCAATACTATATTTCTACTACAGCTTCTCTTAGTGGGGAAGGTAAGTATCTAAGTACAGTGTTTGGCTACCACAATAAGAAAATTATGTGGTCAAAGGTGTATAAACAAGTATACTATGCTACTGTAAAAGAAGCAGAAGAAGGTCATAAAGAGCTTAAAAAACAATATTCGTAATGGAAAAAGTAAACAGAAGAAGTCTATCAGGTATTTATATCTTCCACAAGTTTGATGAAGATGAACGTAGAGAACCAACAACTTTTGAAGACTGTCCTGAAGAAAAGCAAGATGAGTGGTTAAACTCATTAGATCCAGAAGCTGTAAAACACTTAGCTAAAGAATTAGGTAATGTTTTACGTAAGATTGGTGATCAATTTGATATCATGCAGGGTGAAGAGCCTGAAGATGACGAAGTAAATTAAATATTATGGATAATAACTGGCAAGAAACAAGGGACAAGTACAGAGCTGCTGCAGTCCACTTTGCAAACAGATACAATACAGAAGTATCTGAACACATTATAGATGTAATGATATCTGTAATGATGACTAGAGATAATGTTTTACAAGGCGGTAGCTTTGTACAAGCAGTAGTAGCTAACAATCTAAGAGACTCTATCAGTAAAGCTGATGCAGAATGCAGTAAACAGCTTAGAATTATTACATTATGCAGTAATTTTTGTTACGCAGAATATGAATTAGATGAGTAAAAGAGATGAAATCCAACAAGAAGCTCTTGATATGGCCATAGCTAACAAACGTTGTGGCTTGGGCATATCAATGGGTGTTGGTAAAACCTTAATAGGTTTACGTTATATAGATTACTATCAAAAAGCTAATATGAAGAAGCTTAGAGTGTTAATTGTAGCACCCAAGGTTTCTATATTTGATAGCTGGGATAGTGACGCAGCTAAGTTTGGTATATCACTAGACAATGCTGAATATACAACCTATCTGTCTTTACATAAAAAGAATCCAGGTCATTATGATATAGTGGTCTTAGACGAATGTCATAGTCTTCTTATATCTCACACTGTGTTTCTAGCACAGTTTACTGGTAGAATACTGGGCCTAACTGGTACTCCACCTAGACATTTTCAGTCTGAAAAAGGTAAGATGGTACATCAGTTTTGTCCTATCCTTTACAAGTATATTACTGATGATGCAGTGAGTGATGATATTCTAAATGATTATAGAATTATAGTACACACTATGCCTATATCTAATATTAATAGTTTACCTGTTAATATGAAAGATGGTAAGCAATTTTATACATCAGAACGTAAAAGTTATGACTACTGGACTAAAAGAATAGCAGGTGCACAATCTAAAAAACAGGAGCAAATAGCTTCAGTTATGAGAATGCGGGTGCTAATGGATTTTAGAACCAAGGAAACATATGTAAAGAAGCTTCTTGGTGATATAGAAGATAAATGTATTATCTTTTGTAATACACAAGATCAAGCAGATAGGATATGTAAGAACTCTTATCACTCTAATAATGAAGAGTCAGAGCAAAATCTACAAGATTTTAAAAAAGGTAAGATATCAGAACTATCATGTGTACTACAACTAAACGAGGGTATTAATATTCCTGAGCTTAGAGCTGGTATTATCATGCATGCATATGGTAACGAGCGTAAGTCTTCTCAAAGACTAGGACGTTTATTACGTCTTAATCCTACAGAAACTGCTTATGTACACATACTTTGTTATAAAGACACTGTAGATGAGAGATGGGTAGCTGAAGCTCTTAGAGATTTAGACCCAAGAAAAATTAAGTATTTTGATGTAAACATATCTTCCTATGAATCATCAGCCCTTTAATGGTAAGTTTATAAAGAGGAACGGCAGGCTAGAGTTTTCTAGCTTGGCTGTTTCTAAACAACATGAACTCTTTGTATCAGAAGTTCCAGATGGAACTATTGTAGAGTTTTTTTTTGAGGTACAACAAGATGATGGTACACTACCTCAATTAGCTAAGCTACATGCAATGATAAGAGAATTAGCATTACATGTAGGAGAGCCGTTTGATAACATGAAGTTATTAGTAAAAGATAAAGCAGGATTATGCTTGGCTAGGGAAGTTAGTGGCAAAGAGTATTTCTTAGCCAAAAGCTTTGGTGAATGTTCTAGAGAAGAACTATCACTAGCTATACAAGCAGCAATAGATATTGGTATTAGTGTTAACTGTCCAATTGGCTAATGTCAGCATCATAAGTAAAACCTTGCTCTTCAGCTTGAGTTTCAATCTCATTCATTAGAAGCATCATAGTAGACAGATGTTCCATCCAGTCTAGTGTAAGTTCTTCTTTTGCTACAGCTAACCTCTGAAACTCAGCAAGTTCTTCATCTGTACGTTCATTAACCATATGAACTACAATAGCTTGTATTTTCTGTATAAAACCAGAGCCGAAGGCTACTTGTATAGATGCATCCTTCTTAATCATCTTAATATTTGACATAATATTAGGTTTGTTTTACACAAATTTATAAAAGTTTATGACACAAACAGTAAATCTAGAAGAAATAAAGTGTAAGCTTATAGAAAAGCTCACTCCTTCAGGATGGGCCACAAAACTACGTGGCTTTATTCAATCTAGTGACTTTGACAAGATACTAGAAGCTCTTTATTTACAAAGAGAAGCAGGTAAAAGGTTCACACCTCCACTAAAACATGTCTTTAAAGCATTTGAAGAGTGTCCAGAAAAAGATGTTAAAGTGGTTATTATAGGACAAGACCCCTATCCTAGCATGAATGTAGCTGATGGTATAGCATTTAGCTGTAGTAATACAGGTAAACCGCAACCAAGCTTGAGATATATCTTTGAAGAGATAGAACGTACTGTATATCAAGAGTGGCCTACATATCAAGATCCAGACTTAAAACGCTGGGCTAACCAAGGTGTACTCTTAATTAACACAGCTCTTACTTGTGAAATAGATAAAGTAGGTAGTCATTACGATATATGGAATGACTTTATAATGTATTTACTAGATATGTTAAACTTGACTAACTCAGGTATAATATTTATCCTATTGGGAGCCAAGGCTCAAGAATTAGAGACTGTACTTGGACAAAACCATTACGTTCTTAAAGCATCACACCCTGCTTCTGCAGTATATACTGGTCATAAGTGGGACTGTAAAGATGTATTTAATAAAGCTAATGAGATTATTGTAGCAAACAACGGGCCTCAGTATAAAATTAATTGGTAACCTTTAAAATCTAACAAAGATGGCAGTAAACAAAGTGGAGATCTATGTATCTCAAATTTTAGAAGACTTAGACAATGGTCTAACATGGTTGAAAAGAGATGATCTAGGATATGGATCTATTCAAGAAAAGTATAATGCTAAAGATCAGCAGATTGCTATGATCCGTAAACATCCTGTATTAAAAGATGCAGAAACTACTGTAACAGTATTTACTGTAATTGATGACACTAAACAAGACTATAATGGAGGAACAACCACCGTATCCGCTACAGACACCATACATGAGGAGTCTTTGGTCAGCGTACCTGTCACTGAAGGAGAGCACAACGGACCAGTTTCTGATGTCAGCTTACAAAGTATCAGTAGTGGATCTACTACAAAAAGAAACGATGAAGTTACAGCAGACGACCTCTCAGCCTTCGCAAACTTATAAAGATCTCACTAGGAGAATTAATGGTGGATATCACATGTCCGCACAAACAGTTACTGACTCAGGTGGTAAAATGACTTGGGTTGATACAACAATTGATAAAACAGTAGAACAAAAATTCAAAATTAACAGAAACATGTCTAAAGTAAAATCTATTACTAAAAGAACCACGCAAGAAGTGCGTCAGATTGAAACCTCTCTAATTAATAAAGAGGAAGTATTTAAAATGCTAGCTTTGGCTGAAGCAACAGGACTACCATGTCTATTAATCGGTCAGCCAGGTGTAGCAAAGACTAAAACTGTAGTTGATTATGCTAAGGCTTGGTTAAACAAAGATGGTAAGATGACAGCAAAAGACTTTGCTGAGAAGATCTACATCTTAGAAACTGATGAAGGAACTAAAGCATCAGAAATCAAGGGTATGCCTGACTTAGGCAAGTTGTTTACAGATAATGAGTACTCTCTTAGCACACCTATTGCTGATGCAGAGATTGTAATCATCAACGAGGTAGATAAAGCTAGCTCAGCTATCCGTAATGCCATGTTAGGTGTAATGAACGAGAAGTTCTTGTTCAATGGTAAGCACAAGATTCCATGTAAGTGGAAACTGTTTGTAGCTACATGTAATGAAATCCCTAAAGAAGAGAAAGGTTCTCCATTCTGGGACCGTTTTATGTTAAAACATACAGTTAACCGTGTATCTGCAGGTGAGATGGTTAAATACTACAACAAAGGTGGCCGTGATTACCGTGAGAAGTTTAACATCGGTATCCCTAATAAGATGGAAATCAACGAGGTAGAAATTCCAGCAACTAAGCTAGAAAAATATCTAGAAGTTGGTTACCAGCATAGCTCTGACCGTACACTTACTTTCGTACCTACACTTTCTAAAGCTGTATCTTATATCTGGGATATCTCAGTAGATAAGGCTCTTGTAAAAACAGCTCAGATCATGATTGATCAAACTGCAGGTTCTGAATTACAGAATAAACTAATGTCACCAGAGGTTAAAGCAGTAATGAGTAAGGTGGAGATGCTACACAGCTATCAAACCAATGCTCAGTTAGAGTTGGCTATTGCAGAGATTGAAGGATTGATCAATACATATGCGGGTAGAGGTATTATGGATGCAGGTCAAGTTGGAGAGATTGAGCTTTCTATGCAGTATATCTTACAGAATCATCCAGCACGTGTTGATAATGTAGACAACAATGAATTAGAAGCTATGATGTCTGAGATGGAATCTGGTCCAATGGAAATGGAGCATGCTTCTATGCCAGTTGATGCTAGCAACCCTTTCTAGAACAGGGTTATAGACACTTAACAGAAAATTTCTACTGGAAAAGTGGTGAGATCTATTTCTTAAACGATGAAGGTGAGATGCATCTATTAGTAGGTGCATCTCTATCTTCATAACTATAACCCATAACTTTGTAAACATGGCTAGTCCTAAACAATATAAGAATGTATACACCATTCTTGAGAAAGTAAAAAAAGGTGAGATACAGTCTTACTATAATGACGATGATGATGGATTGTTTGGTAAGATTAACTTTTATAAGAAAGCTGATCTTATTAAGCCATACATGCATTACATAGATGAGCGTAAAGTAGATACTGTAGTAGATACTTATATGCAAAACCAAGATGCAATAGCAGATGCATACCGTAAGCTATCCTCTAGTACTAAGATCAACCCTGATCAAAAGCCAGACTATGATACTTTTACAAAGAAAGTACAAGAGAACTATAGAAAGTTTCCTAAGCACATGTCTAAAGACATTCATAAGCTTTTCTATCATAAGATGGAAAACTTAGAATTTGAAGACCGTGAAGATACTAACTACACTAAGTTCAAAATGCTTGAGAGAGCTAACAACCCTGTTGCTAAGATTATGACTGAAGGTAGTAACCTTAAGTCTACGATCTTTGCTAGAAATATTATGGCATATTTTGCTGTAAGATCTGCTATGATGGAGTATATAGATCCAGATACACAACAGCAGTTCATGAGTGGCATGAATGGTGAAGGTGACCCTGATGATCTAGATCAAGCAATGGATAAGATGTTTAATGATAAACAATCTAAGAACATGCTTGACCAAGCTCTTAAAGATGCAACAGATACTTGTAAAGGTCTTGATGAATCTGTAGACAAAGAAACCCAGGAAAAAATGTTTGATAACGTTAATAAAGACGGAGGAAGACAAGCTGGTAACCTTAGTCCAGATTATATCAGAAAGGTTGTACAGGAACTATCTAAGCTTAGTATGTCTTTAGGTAGTCTTAAAGATAAGATTAAGAAGCTTATGGATAAATCTGCTTCTTATTTTAGTGCTAAGAAAGAGACTGTATATGAAGACTTGTTTAACTCTGATAATCTAGGTGGTCTTAATGACTATATTGAGCTACATCCTAAACTACGTAAAATCTTTGCAGAAGATATACTAGTCAAAGATGAAAAGTCAATTGGTAAGGTAGATATCTACATAGATATTTCAGGATCAATGTCTGATAACTGTGGCGTTAAAGATGCTCATGGAAATAGAATTAGTAAGCTAGACTTCTGTAAAGCATTTACAGTTAAGCTTAGTGAGATGGGTATGCTAAATGAGGTTTACTTATTTAATAACTCTGTTACTAAATTCAAGAACGATCCTATTTCTTTAGCTATGCTTGATACATCAGGTGGTACTACCACTGATAATGCTATTAGAAGCATTGAAAAAAACGGTGTTAACGCAATAGTTATTACAGATGCAGAAGATACTTGTAGAGAATACTCAGATAAAGCATTCTTTATAGGTGTTAAAGGATCTAGATTTAGTCACTTTAAAGATGATATTATCAAACAGTACTCAGATAGCAATCAAGTGGTTGTATTTGATGGTACAAAAGTGTACAATGTAGATCGTAAAGGTAACACTATAGGTTTATCTTAGAACCTATAACACCAAAAAATAACATAGGGATATCAGGACTAGAACTTATGCTAGTCTTGAGCCCTATGTTTAATTTAAATCTTTTAGTAAAAGAGTAATCAATCCCCATCCCGGAAAGTATACTGACATCAGTAGATTCAGTAAATGTCCCATCTTTAGTAAGATATACAAGGGGACTACCAGAAAAATATATATCTGGTGATAAAGTTAATCTACGAGTAAGAGTAAAAGGCTTTGTGTAGAAGAGAAGAATAGAACTAGTGACACTCATTTGTTTCATAGGGTCACTAGAAGGAGTAGGTAAGTAATCTGCTCCAGCAAAAGAAACAGTCAGGTTAGCTCCTGTCACACCCCACTTACCCATAGGATAAATGTATGCGTAGGTACCAAAACCAAACACTGTACCAAAAGCATAGGCTGCAGTGAAACCAAAGTTAGATATACCTTGAAGCTTACCTGCATCAAAATGCATAGCTGTATATCTACCACTAAGAGCAAACTGTTGAAAGTTGCTCCACACCATGCCGGTTAGTCCCCAGGAAGATTGCCCAGTCATAGAAGACTGAGATATCCCACCGGTCATAATAATACTGAAACTATTATCTAGACTTTGCCCACCAGTAAAGTCAGAGTTAAATAATATAGGATTTACTTTAGCAGGGCCTTTAGCTGCACTCTTAGATTTAGATCCACCCCCACTTGATTTAGATTCTGATTTAGACTCAGACTTAGATTCTGAGCTACTACTAGATGATTCTGAACTACTAGATTCAGAACTTGAAGAACTTTCCCCACTGCTAGAGCTGCTGCTACTAGATTCTGAGCTCGATCCTTGAGAATTGCTTGAACTACTAGCAGAGCTACTAGCTGAGGAAGAAGCTGAACTTGCTGCAGAAGAACTTGCAGATGATGCTGCACTACTAGAAGCAGAAGAAGCCGCAGAACTAGCGGCTTGAGATGCTGCACTGGAGGCAGCTGAAGCAGCGGCAGTAGAAGCAGCTGCTGATGCGGCAGCACTTACAGCAGCAGAAACAGCACCGGCTGTAATCTGAGTGCTAGTTGCTGAAGCTTGAGCCACAGAACAAGGAGATAGCTTTCTATAGTCTTCATATACTTGATTAAGCCACGTGTTAAACGCACCACTCCTAACGTCAGCTGCAGTAAAGACTTTAGACTTATTATAAAAAACGATAACAGTACTACCAGTAATAGGGATAACAAACGTAGAAACAGTCTTTGTACAAGGATCAACAAATGTCTGAACCAAAGTTTGAGAATAGCCATACAATGGTAGTATTACTACAACAATAAGAGTGATAATATACTTTTTCATTACTTGTCAAAGATTCCCTTTTTAACCATACGGTCCAGGATTCTTGCACAAGCAATGTCTAGAGCTTTTTTAGTAGCAATAGAGATAGAAGATTGATTAAACTTTACAGGATCTAAACTAGCATCTGACAAACCAGATGTTTCTTTAGTAGTCTTAGCTTCACCTAAGCCAGAACCAGATATAACTGTACCAGTCTCAGCGTTTGTAAATCTAACCTGAAGACCAATACGTGTTACTAGTAGCTGCTTGGTATCACCTTTGATATATACTGACTCATCCTCTGATATAGAGTAGTCATAACATTCAATGGTAACAAAGTATTCAGCTAGATTAATTTTCCCCCTGCCGTCTAATTTGTTTTCTGATATACCTGCTTGAGAAGCCTGAAACTGCTTAACCATACGGTTCTTAATCTCAGTTTTGTCTTCTGTAAACTTAAATCTGTTTAGGTTTTCTAAGTATTCCATAGAAATGTTAGCTACACCTAAACCTACACGCTTTTCTTTAAGCTCAGGAAATAACTCATACATTTCTTCAGAGATTCCAGCCTTTAAGATCTGGATAGGAATCTGCTTACCTTCATAATCTAGGAACTGACTGATGTCAATAGCCTTTTCAAAATCTGCTTTATAATTCTCAGTAGTAGTCTTAGCTACCTGAGAAAAACCAGCATGCCCCACCAGGAGCATGCCGGAAAAAAACATAAACCAAACAAAATATTTCTTTCTCATGTCTTCAGTTTATTAGAGTATTTGGATAGACCCCAGTACAAAAGCCAAAATACCCCTGATAAGCAATAGAATATGATATCTGTAGCCCAAAAGCTCCCAGTGACGTTTAAGAGCGTCTTGAATAAAAGATCGTAGCCTAGTGGTAAAAAAAACATGGCTAGCATTAGACTTATATCTTTCAGAGAGTTTACTCTCCGTAGTGTGGTTCTTTTGTTCATCAGAGTCCATGGGAGTTAATTAAGTTAAACAATATCTTTTATTTTGCCACACTTAAGACATTCTTCATCTCCGTCTCCATCAGCGTCACCCCAAACGTGCTCACACTGACGGTGTGCAAAATACTCATCAATCTTACCATCACCATCAAAGTCTAGACCGTCCATTACACCGTCTCCATCTTCATCAATTTCTACACCTTTTTTAGCTGGTGTAGCAACTGGAGCTTCAGACTTTACTTCTTCTTCTTTAACCTCTTCTTTAGAAGCTTGTGATTGAGCATTAGCTCTATCAGCTGCAGCTAAGAAAGCAGGGTCCACAAGAGGAGTAGATGGCTTGTTAGAGTCTTTCATATCATTAGTATGTGATAATGAAACTCCGTCTTCTTCATCCATTTTCTGTACTAACATTTTATCCTTGTCAGTATCAGAGAACCAGTAATCAATAATCTTACCATAAGAGCCAATGAAAGCTCCTAGTAATAATAACAATAGTTCTTTCCATTCACCTTGGATTGCTGTACCGTAAGTAATAGCGGTAAAGATACCTGCTATAATAAGCATAAAAGATCCAAGTACTAACGCTGTAATAAACCAGCGTCTCATCATCATTGAGCTAAGTAGTTCTTTAAAACCACTAGGTTGTGTGTTGTTTTCCATATAAACGTTTATTAATTAATTACCACTTTGGTGCTTCTTCCTTAAACTCATCACCTTCTTTCTTTTTAACTTTAGCAGCAGGTTGAGCTGGCTGAGCTGCAGGTTTTTCTACAACTCTTTCAATTACTTTAGTTCCACCACCAGCTTGTTGAGCTTGTTGGTTAGAGTTAGTAATGTTAATTACAGGGGCTGGAGCTGCAACAGGAGCTGCTTCTTTATCTCCACCACCTAATAGTGTAGTTAACCATACACCACCGGCTGTAACAACAGTACCTAATACACCTACGATAGTCTTCTTAAGACTTGACCAGGTTCCTTCTTCTTGTGTTTCTTCTGACATGATATTCTATTTTATAATTATTGGATGTTTAACTTCTTTACCGTTTATGTCTATAAAGATAAGATCATAATCTTGCTTAGCCAGCTGTTTAAGATCAAATACTTTTTTAGTTACTTCTTCTGTAGCTGTAAAGCCTTCTTTCTTAACTGGCTCTTCTTTACCAAATGGTACAATTAATACAGAATACTTAGCTCCAACTGTAGTAGCAAACTCAGCTGTAATAATATTGCCACTTTGTGTAATAGACTTAATACTTGTAGATGTAGACTGTACGCCTAGATTAATAGGAGTAGGCTCTTCTAATTCTACCTTAGTACAAGAATAAATTACAAAAATTAATATAAACAATAAGTATATACCTAGTATTTTATTAGTCTCTTTCATTTTAGAAGTTATTATAACCTGTTAATTTAATTTGAGTAGAGTTAAGATTAATACCTAACTGATTTCCTTTTATATCTGCAGCATCCATAAGAGGTGATACCTTTACAGATGTAACAATATCAACACCTTGACCTATTGTACTAAATTTAAGTTTAAATGGTACACTAGTTCCTTTGATAGCCTCTGAGTTGTTTTTATCTAGAGCACCAAACTTAACACGACCATCTTTAGAGCTTGCAAATACATACCAAGTGTTTGGTACAGTAGCTAATAGCTCTTCAAACTTAATCTTAGCTGGATCAAATGTAAATTCAAATTGTAATCCAGTGACAGATGCACCTTTTGTATCTATACTAACTGGAATTTCTACAGTGTTAGATGTAACAGTTAAATTATTTAAGTTTACATCAATAACATTTAAACTTCCAGGTGTAGTAATTGAAGTACCTGTACTATTAGATTGAACAGCCATAGTTCTAAAAGCAGTGTTGGTAGCCAAGCTATTAACTGCATTAGTCTGTACTGAAGTGTTTCCTCCACTCATAGCAACTACTTGAGAAGAATGAGATCTATTTACATCACCCCATAAAAGATACTTAAGATCTAAAACAGCATTAGTACCAAGTGTGCCTGTTTTAAATAAAGTACGAGGCATAGTAATAGTCTTCCAGTTTGACTTAGTAATAGAGCCCCAAGAATTATTTACAGATGTATTCATCTCAAACTCTGCTCTAAAGCCATAATCAGATCCCTGCATATTTCTTATAGAAGAGATATATGTACTAGAACCGTCAGTAACTTTTGTTAGAGAAGATGGTAGTCTGTATATAGCCCATGTTCCATCATTACTTACAAACTCAACAGGGCCAGTGTAAACGTCAAACAATTGTACAGATTTAATCTGATCAGCTGTAACACCACTAGGAAACTCTCTTGCATCAATATGTAACTTACTTATACCATTAGAGTATCCGTTTACAGTAACGTAAGCCCATTCTACTTGACCTGCAATAGTTGTAGCATTAGCTGCATTCCATGTAGGAAGACTCATCCATCCACCACTACCTGATGTATAACCATTAGGAAGCATCATTAAAGTATCTATACCAGCTACTTGTGCTAATAATTGTGGTAGATCACCACCATCAATAGACTTATTACGGTTAATATCTGCAGCAAATAATGATTGTCCAGTATTTAAACTTTGACCATTAGATCCATCCAGTCCCATAGATGTAAATTCACCTTGAGCTGAAGTAAAATCTGAGATAGTAATAGCGTTGTTATAAATATTATATAACTGATCCATATCATGCATTACACTAACATCATATACAGTATTAGCATTTAACTGAGATTGATTAATATCAACCTCTCCTGTAGATGTAATAGGAAATAATACACCCTGGTTAGTAAGAGTATCTCTAAATGAAACTCTTAAATTAGATAGATTAAATAAGTTAGAGTTAATATCTACTTTAGCTGACACATACTTACCAAAGTTTTGGTTCATCAAAACAGAAGTAGATAATGGAGCTTCCATTATTGTATTGTCCCATGTACCATCTGCTTTCCAACCTGCTACAAAGTTTAATTTAATAGGATTAAACGTATATGCTGTAGAAGCAGCTTTAAGTCTAAATCTTATTCTAATAAAATCACTATAACCACTATATGGCATAGGTGAATTAGTAGCCCAAGATAGTGTTGTTCTTAAAATAGCATTAGGTCCACCAACTCCATTAAATGTATAACTAGCATATTGATAGTTAGTAGTACCATTAGCTGTGTTATTAGCAGCAGATCCTGATGTAACTGAATTCCAGGTATAGTTAGGATAGTTATTCCAAGATAACTGTATTGTAGAGTTTTGAGGAAGAATACCACCGTTTCCCCCTGTCCCGGTATGGTTAACTGAAACTAACTCAAAGTTTACCTGATCATACATAATATCAAATAACAACTGACGTGTAGTGTTGTTATTCATACCATTACCATAGATGATATAGTCAAAAGTGTCTCCTCGGTTAAGAGAAGACCCTCCTACAAACGTAGAAGCTTTAAACTTTTGCTGAGCAGAAACCTGTACAGCAAAAGCCAATAAAACCGTAACAAAAAGTAATACTTTTTTCATTATAATAGTTTATTTACTAATGAAACAGAAGCTTTTTTCAAAGCAGAACTTAAGTTTTGTTGGTTAAATTTACCCCCTTCATCTACAAGAACAGCTGACATAGATATTTCATCAGCAGACTCTTCTACAATAATTTTCTTTTCAAGCTTTCCCTCTTTATATAAAAGACCACGTAGTCTAATGACGACTGACTCTTTATTATTATGTAGTACGGAAAAACTAGATTGCGTCTTTAATACATCTAAATAGATTATCTCTACAGATAACTTAAGATTAGCATTCTTGTCTAACTCATACTCTTTCTCTTGAAGTGCTTCTTCTAGTACATTCTTTACACCAAATTCTAAGTTACGGTTACCAGCAAGAGAACCTACTACCACTTTATTAGTAACAGCAGATATATCTATCTTCTTAGGTTGTTCATACCAGATATTACCTGGATCATTTTTGAACGTACCGTCAAACTTCCAACTGAACCAGTTAGAAATTGCTAAAGTCTTATCTTCTTGCCCAGAAAAGTGCAAGTAGATCATGTAAACCTGAATGCTTAATGCAAAAGCTATCCATAGACATACTATACCTATAAATATCTTAGCAATAAAGTCCCCAAGTTTGCTTGTGTAGTTAAGTAAAACAGCCCTCATACTTTCTTCTTTTGTGAGAGCTAAGAGTTATTACCTCCCTTGCCCTCTGTATTTTTTAACATGTTTCTGTTTTGGTCCACTAGTCTTACTGTGACGACCAAGTCTTCTTTTACCGAAGCTGATTTTCTTAGCTTCAGATCCTTTAGCTTTTGCCATAGTTATTGGTTTTTATGCAAGTAATGCGTGATACTCTTTAAAATGCTTGATACGATCAGCTAAACCAATAGTACCACCGTTTACACGCTTAGTAATTTTGGTTACTACTTCATTACTAGAGCCAGTATCAGCAATAAGATTAAGTCCGTTCTTTTTCCAGAACCAAGCTGCAGACGCTAATGCATGTTTAGTAGATACTAAATCAGGATTAGCAAGGATATCATCAGGTACAGCAGCATCAAAAGCAGTATAGTTTTGCTTACCCGTCAATTGGATATAGCCTCTTCCACGGAACTTGAACCCCTCTCCAGATGCTTCAGGACCATTACCCATACGTCCACCGTATACACGGTTAGCAATCTTTTCTGGTTTACGAGCGTAAGCGTCAGCTAGTGCTTGTGTAGGAAAGTATTTCTTAAAAATACCCATAAGACCCTTAGCTGAATAGTTAAGGTTTTCCTGAGTAAGTCTGAATCCACCTGATTCATGTCCACACTGAGCTAAGAAGTGAGCCAGTCTCAATGGTGTATTAACACCAAAGCTTTCCATTACGCCAGGAATTTGTGCAATCACAGTATCCGGAACGTGTCCTTTTAGTTTGTCTAAGTTCATATCTATAATTGTTTACTACTTCTTCTTCTTAGCAGCAGCTTTAGGAGCTACTTTCTTAACTTCTTTCACTACCTGAGCAGCAACTACAGCCTTCTGTACCTTGCTACCAAATAAGAACTTCTTTACTAATTCAATAATCTTTTTCATACTATTTATTTTTTTTACCGATCTTCCAGTAAGTCTGGAAACCATAAGAAATGTTACCGTTTATATCAGATCCGGCTTTAAGTCCGTATATCTTATCTTTTTTAGTCTTTAGAATAAGTCCTGCTTCTGCAGAATGCAATCCTAAAGTTTGGGTTGTATTTATACCACCTCCTACATACAATTGTGTTTTAGCAGGAGCTTGATTAGTGACAGTTACTGTCTTAGTAACAAATGGAATCTTGTAATCATACTTCCAAGATCTACCAGTTATCTTGTTTTCCCTGATACTGTCAGTTACAACAACATAACCAAGTGTATCAAGCTTTACACTGTCAACGTATATAGCTAATGCAGTGTACATCTTAACAAGATTATCAAACTGTACCTTTAGAGCAGCATAATTAGTATCAGCTAAGTACTCTGTCTTACCTTCTATAAACAAACTATCATGAATAATCTGAGCCGGTAACGGTTTTGAGTATATTAAACTATCCTTTTTGAACCAGGTAGTATCGTGTACAATAGTAGTATCAGATGTAGAACGGTCTCCACCGCCCACACAACCTTTATTCTGTAAAAGAACAAAGACTACTAGTACACCTATAATAAAGATGTATATCTTATTCATCGGTTTTCTTTTTAAGTGAGAACTTATCCCCTGTATCACCAATTAAAGCTGCAATACAGATGTACATTACAGCATCTACTAAAGCATCAGAGGGTTTAATGTCCCCATGGGTAAAACTATTAGCTGTAAGAGTGATACATAGAAACAATGCACACATAAAACCTACCACTGGTTTAATAGAGGTAGATCCACGCTCATCTTTAAAAAGATCTAAGACCCATTGTTTAAAAGTCATACTTAATTGTTTTTAGTTTCATAGCTTTGTCATCAGGTAATACAGCTACAACTTCTTGATACTCAGGTACTTCTGGAATTGGAGCTATTGGAGCTGATGCAGCTTTAAACATTTGACGTTCTAAGTTATCAATCCTGGTCTTGTCAATATTAGACTGAGCCATTAGTAACTTTACGTCAGCTTTTATTTCGTTTACATCATTCCAAATGAGTAAACTAACAAGAGATACTAAGGATGGAAATATCCAAACCTTAAAAGCTGCTATAGACGGATTCTCTCTAGTCATTTAGAATTCTATTTTAAAAGTTTAAACTCATAAACAGAACCTGCGGGCTTCTTCAGACTGATAGTCAATGTGTTAGGTACAATATTTCCTTTAGAATCTTTACGTACAAAGTAACGTAAGCCTGAAGGTTGAGCTACCACTGATTGACCAACACCTGGAGCTACGTCTGCTGCAGGAATAACAATAGTATCAACTGGAGTTTTAGCTGTACTAGCAACAGACATCATAGTACCCGGAATTGGGAACCCTAGAGCGTCTTTTTGGGCATAAAATTTTTTAGCCATTGTGTAAAGTATTTATATATAAATATTTAAAGTGTAGATTTTCTATAATCCCTACATTATAATATACAAAATATCCAGGAATTAACCTAGATTTGTGCATAAAACTAGAATAACGTATGGAAACCACAGCTTACGCCAACAAGCTTGAAAAAAAGCTTATCACAGAGTTTAAAGACCTGTTCTATGAAAAAATGGGGTACTATCCTATTATTGTCAGCAGTTCTAAAGTCCATGGGGATACTTCTATTCCCATCATGAGTCTTCATAGTCTGAAGAAAATGTTTGATCCTTTCTTACCTAAGAGATTTAATGAGGTGATACCTTTAGAGTCTAAGCTTAGAGAAAGAAACATTGTAGAGTTACGATCTATTTTCTGCCACATGGCTAGGTCTATGAAGTATAACTTAACTTCTATAGGTGAAATGCTAGGAAACAGAGACCACACTACCATCATTCACAACGTTAATGCATTTGCTGACTTAGTAGAAACTAATGAAGCATTTCGTCTAAAGTATTTTACTATCCTTAAACATATCAGAGAACAGCATGAGTCACCAATTATGGACAACACTAATCAAGTACAACGTCAGCCCCAATCAGATTTACTTTCTTGACTGCTGCAGAAACAGAATTAAGCCTACTGGTATAATAAACCAAGAAGCTGAAGGACATATCTGTAGAGCTAAAGGATTTATAAATGATGAGGGACAACTAACAGACAAAGCAGTATTAATTTTAGATGAGTTTCAAACCTTTCTCCTCAAAAGTAAAAAAAAGGTTACTAGTGAAGTGCTGGGAGACCAGTTCCTTGATAAGATAAAGTACTATAGAGAGTTATTTCCTAAAGGTACACTGCCATCAGGAGCTGTATCTAAGCAAAGTGTAGCACAACTTAAAGATAAGTTTATCAAGTTCTTTCAAACTTATCCTGAATATGAATGGCCCATAGTTCATTTAGCTACAGAGTATTACATCTTTGAAAAAGAGAAAGTAAACTTTGAGTTTATGAAAAATAGTGGCTACTTTATAGATAAGTTTGGTGTATCTGAACTAGCAAACTACTGTGATCTGTTACTAGAAAGTCCAGAAATTCTAGAACCAGCTATGGAACAGTATAAAAAACAAAATAGTAAGTGGTTTCAGGAAAACCGTTAGAAAAATTTTGTTTTTTCCCTAATTAGTCATATATTTGAATTACATTAAACAATTTAACATGAGTAACACAACCCACAATTCTGAGGACTTAAAAGATTTCTTTAAGACACTCCCCGTAGTAGACGAGTCAAGACCTGATCTACGTATTATAAACCTTGAGATACTAGAGACTGTAGTCAGAAATGCTGAACACAGAGCCTCATTAAACGCCAGTATGAAAAGTTTAGCACAAGCTAAAGACATCGTACAAGAAGTGTTTGGTAAATCATTAGTTAGTTTATAATACAATCTTACATGGATCAAAAAATAGAGAGAGCCTATGGTGCTATTACGCACGCTGAAGGTTTACGTAAAGGTCTAAAATACATTAATGATAGACGTAAAGGACGTATTAAGTCCTTAAAAACACCTTGGGATGCTATTAACAATGCAACCATTGGTGGTATAGAGTGGGGCAGCCTAGTTACAATAGGTGCACGCCCCGCTGCAGGTAAGACTATGTTCATTAGTCATATCCTGAGAGAGTCTAAAAGACTTAATCCAGATCAGGATTTTTCTATCCTAGAGTTTCAATTTGAGATGGGTGACGAGTCCTATGCTGCAAGAGAGTTTGCGGCACAGGTTGCTATGGACTATAACGTAGTGTTATCTTCTAAAAGAGAGCTTGATGACTTTGCATACCAACAGATGGAAAACTATCTCAAAGATGCAGAAGAGTTAGAAAAGCTTGGCGTACAGAGGATACGTATTAAGAAGCCTCTTACTTCTGCTGATATGAAGAAAGCTATCCATCACTATTTTAATGAGCTAGGTGGTAAACCTATGATTGTAACTATTGACCATAGCTGGCTTGTAAAAAAAGCAGCAGATGAGAGAGAGAAATTACAGACTCTTTACAATATAGCAGATATGCTTATAGATGTAAAGCGTGACCTACCCGTTATTGTTATTATCCTTACACAGCTTAACCGTACCATGGAAGATGTATCACGCAGAACTCCAGGTACAATTGCTAACTATCCTAGTTCATCAGATATCTTTGGTGGTGATGCTCTTATGCAAGGCTCAGACTTAGTCTTTGCTATAAGTAGACCATTTACACTAAACATAGAAGACTACGGGCCAGAGCATTATCAAGCTAGTAAAGAAAATGTATTCTTACATTTATTAAAACTACGTAATGGTGCTACAGATGATAATATCATTTTCTTACAAACAGATTTTAAAAGACAACGTATGATTGAGTCTCCTCCTCCACCTACAGTTCAGCAACAACCGCAGACATGGACACCAAGGGGACCTAGAAATGCACAAAGACCTTCGGCTGATGTTGGCCAAGAATTATAAAACAAAAACACACAGTATGACAAGTAACACACCACAAGTAACAGATGTTAAAGAGCTTAAAAAACTTAAGCTAGAAGCTATCAGAGATTTCCATCAAGATTTAATTGATGACTTAGAAATCCCACGTACAGACTTTAACATGAAGATGCCGTTCTATGACAAGCATGGTAGAATGGTAGTAGGTATTTTCTCTTCTGAGTTTAGAAAAGAAAAAGGTTTCTTCTTTGAGCTAATCACTCGTGATCTTGCACCTGCAGATGCAGAACGTAAAGTTTACAGAGTACCATTTAGCACAGCATTTGAAGAAGAGTATGAGCTTAATGAAAAAGGATCTTACCTAGTTCCTTTAGAAGAACTAAGAGTAGTTAATCCTACATCAGTAGCTATCAAGAAAACAGCTAGGTTTGGTGATCAAGAAGAACAGTTACCTTCTTCTCTACCTAAGACGCCTATGCAAGCTTACAAAGCACCAGCTACCATGGAAGATGCTCCTTACAGTGAGATGACTATTAGAGACTACTACGCTATCCAAACAGGTAAGCCAGTAAGTTCTAAGACATGGTTAAATGAGTTAATTAAATCTACAAAATAACATATGGCACAGGGAATCCTAATTATTGCAGAGTCTGGTTCAGGTAAGTCTACTAGTATAGAAAACCTAGATCCAGCAGAGACGTTCATTATTAACGTAGCTAACAAAGCTTTACCTTTTAAAGGGTGGAGAAAGAAGTATGTACAGTGGAGTAAAGATAACCCAAAAGGTAATCTATATTCAGCTAGTTCATCACAACAGATAGAAGCATGCATGAAGTATGTTTCAGAGAAGCGTCCTGATATTAAGAACTTAGTTATTGATGACTTCCAGTATATGAGTTCTTTTGAGTTCTTTGAGAGAGTAGACGAGAAGGGTTACGAAAAGTTTACCCAGATCGGTGCTAACCTGGCACGTATTGCACGTATGCCTAAAGACTTAAGAGAAGATTTAATGGTATTTATCCTTACACATGCTGAAGAATCTACAGACATGGAGGGTAAGAAAAAGTTTAAAGCTAAGACCATTGGTAAAATGGTTGACGAAAAGCTTACATTAGAAGGATTATTTTCTATAGTTTTGTTTGGCAAAGTTAAGAAAGACAAAGATGGTGTTATCAGATACGTATTTGAAACAGCCAACAACGGTGAGAACACATGTAAAGCACCAAGAGGTATGTTTGACGAGTTTGAAATTATCAATGACTTAGCTATTGTTAGACAGAGCATTATAGATTACGAAAACTAGTACTCAATTTTTCATTCACATAAATAAATAACAGACGTATGTTTAGTACAAAAGGACAAGAAGTAAAACAAGGTGGAGGTACAGCTAAATCTCTACAAGCAGGAGTAGTTTATGCACACATTCACAGTGGGCAAGTTAGAACATCTAACAAAGGTGATAAGAAAACCTTAGAGTTAGTATTAGAAGGCCCAGCATCTGAGGGCTTTGAAGGTTGGGCTATTGATAAAAATAACCCAGACGGACCTAAGTATACAGGACAATCTAGTCGTGTATCTGCAACTATCTGGACTGACCAGTTCAATGATAGTAACGTATCTAAAAATGAGATCATGTACAAGCTTGCAGTTATTGCATCAGAACTTGGCTTAAGAGATCAGATTGATAATATTTCTGCATCTAGTCTTGAAGACTGGGTTGAGAAAGCTGTATACATCTTGAAAGGACACAACTTACATTGGTTCTTGAAAGGTACAGAAGAAGAGTACAACGGTAAGACTATTATTAAGTTGTCTTTACCTAAGTACAAGTTTGTTTCTGCAGAAGAAGCTAAGCTTGAAAAGTTTGATAAGAACAACCAGTATCACTATAAGGCTTTACAAAATAAGCCAGTAGCTAGCTTTGAGCCAGTGAATAGTGATTTTGATATGTAATTAGCTGCCCAGAAGATCAGGGGGAGAGGTATTGCTCCCCCTTCTTCATTTAACTCTAGATCATGTTTAAGATAAAAAATATGGTGCATGACATCAAGGATGTCCCAGCATCATGGATATTTGAACACTTCTGTAAGCTTGGTGAAAAGCTTAGCGGGCATGATATAAAGATTAAAAGCTTATTTAATTCTAAAGAACGTACACCTAGTATGTGTATATACTACGATCCTACTAAGGATACGTATAAGTATAAAGACTTTAGCTCTGGTAAAGGAGGTTCTGCAATTGATCTAGTAAAAGATATTACAGGACTTAACTATCATAAAGCTTGTACTTTAGTAGTAGAGAATTATAATGACTTTGTCCTCCACAATAACGGAGGATATGATGTACAAAAATTTAAACAAGCGTCTAAATATAAAGTTAGTCAGTTTGTTTTCAGGTCCTGGACCACACAAGACCAGTATTTTTGGACCCAGTTTAATATTGGATCTAAATTACTAAACGAGCATAATGTAAGACCGTTAGATAGTTACACTATGCATAAGGATTGTGATGATGGTCCCATTGATCTAACCATTAAAGGTAACTACTTATACGGTTACTTTAAAGATGATGGTACACTGTACAAAATCTATCAGCCCAAAACTCTAGACAAGAAGTTTATTAAAGTTCAGGATTATATTCAAGGTTTTGAACAGATTAAGAAAGCTCCTTATCTAGTGATCACCTCTTCTCTAAAAGATGTAATGGCTCTTAAGAGTCTTAAGATACCCACTCTGGATATCATTGCACCTGACTCTGAGAACACTATTATCCGTAAAGAAATTATGGATCAATACATCAAAACGTACAAAAAGGTCATCATACTATTTGATAATGATGAACCTGGTATTAAAGCTATGGAAAGATATAAAGAACTATATCCTGAAGTAGAGTATGCCGTGCTACCTATGAGTAAAGATCCATCAGATTCTATCAAGGACTACGGTCCTAAAGAAGTATACGTACGCTTGATACCTATACTAAATAAAAGAATACTAAATGGCCAAGAAGAAAGTTACTAGACGAACTACTACTCCTAAGACTAGAAATGCAGGTACTATGACAGAATCTGCATTCTGGAGTTTTATTAGAAGTACGTTACGTCAAAAATCAAGATGGTGGAAACCTATTACGCAGTGCAAATTAGAAGCTCGTAGAACCTATACAGGTCCTCTTAAGAGACAAAAGTTTGAGTACCAGTGTAATACTTGTAAAAAATGGTTTCCTGAAAAGAAGATTAACGTAGACCACATAGTTGGTGCAGGTAGTCTTAACTGTGGAGCAGACCTTGAAGGCTTTGTAGAACGTCTTTTCTGTGAACAAGATAATCTACAAGTGCTCTGTGAAGACTGCCACAATAAAAAAACACAACTAGAAAAACAAAAGTAGAGATGGAAGACCCAATTATTGAAGCTGTTATTGAGCAAATGAGAAAAGACTTTGAGATGGATGATGTATCAGCTATCTATGAATTATTAGAGTCTTCATCAAAGAAAAATCTATTAAGCTATCTCCCAGAAGAAGTAGCTAAACAATTAGAAAACTAAAGTTATGGAGGAGCCTGTTAAAACCTGTCCATCTAGTGTTGCAGATATGCAAGGACAACTAGATGAACTTATTAAGTTTCTAGAATATGAAGAAGCTATGAGTGTAGATCCTACAACTCAAAGACGTATTAGAGCTAAGCTTATAGAGCTTGGTGTATGGCAATAACATTAAAACAAAAACACATGGAATTAGAAGACATCATGCAGGAATCTGCAGAACTGTTAGAGAAAGACTTCTACGCTAAGAAGTTTTATTTTAGTTATAGTAGCCTTAACAAGCTAATGTGGAACCCAGCTGTATTCTATCAGCTATATGTACTAGGAATGAAAGAAGAGCGTACTGATGCTCACTTAGTACAAGGTAAGATTATACATGCCCTTCTTTTAGAAGAAGATAAGTTTAACGATATGTTTGTAATCAGCCCGGCTAAGCTTCCAGGTGATTCAGTAAAGGTTGTTATAGATAGAGTGTATGCACATCATGTAGAGATAGCTCAGAACGGTGACTTAAGAACTGAACTAAAAGACTTTGATCAAGCTATTCTAGATGTGATGGTAGATATGAACTATCACCAAAGCTTAAAGACAGACCAGCAACGTATAGATAAAATTCTTGTACCAGAGTCTATCAGTTACTGGGACTTCTTAAAGACTAAAGGAGATAAGATTCTCATAGATCAGCAAACGTATGACTTCTGTAAAAACGCAGTAGATCTAATTAAGACTAATAAGTCTGTATGTGATCTAATAGGGTGTAACCTAACTGAGTTTGACAATAAAGAAGTGTATAACGAGATAGCTTTATCTGTAGAATATGGTGAAGCACCGTTTGGTCTTAAAGGAATTATAGATAATCTTGTGATAGATCATGATAAAAAAACTATATTTGTCAATGACATCAAGACTACAAGTAAAGACTTGAAGGACTTTAAAGAAACTGTTGAGTTTTATTCTTATTGGCTACAAGCAGTAATCTACTGTACTATGGTGGTCACTAGATACAAACAACTTATAGATTCTGGATACAGTCTTCAGTTTCATTTTGTAGTTATAGATAGATCTTTCCAAACTTATCCATTTTATGTAACAGAGTCTACTCTAAATGACTGGTTAACAAGAATGAATAAAGTTTTGGATGCTGCTAAGTGGCATTATGTTAATAAAAGATACGATCTACCTCATGAATATGCTACAGGTAGCGTAGTTTTGTAATTAAACTATAAAATGATAGAGAGCTTATACACAAAATATTTCCAGAAATCTAGAGCATTTCTGTTTCCTGCTTTGGGTATAAAGCGTACTAGTAATTATACACCTTCTGGTACTTACCTTTCCGTAGATGGATTGGTAAGTCCAGAAGATATAAAACTAGTTTGTAGCTTTCCAGATGATGAGTCTGAAGGCTTCAAGGCTTTTGAGCAACAGATGCTCATAAGCAATCCTTTATTCTTAGAAGTTATACCTATCCAAGGATATAAACTATACGTCTTTGACTTTCAGATATATAAAGCTGACTGGTTCAACTTTATATTAGGTAAGTATTCTAAATTATCTGCTGTATTAAAAAGAGCTATTAAGAATTACTACGGTGAAAAATCAAGTGAGTATAAATACATAGAGACATTTCTGTACCCTGATAAATACTTTACATTGTACGCTAAGCTTTTAGACGTAGATATAAAAGTATTACAGGAAACAGGTGAACTATGTGATGCTTGTGATATGGAAAAAGAAAACTTAAAAATTCCAGTAGAAGAATTGGAATTATTAAAAAAAGGTACTTAATTTTGTAAAAACAATAAAAAACCATGAAGAATTCAATGATGTTAGTTACCAGTAGCTGGGGTAATGATAAGACATTTAAGCTAATCCCTATCACACCTGAGTGTCCTTATAACGAATGCATCTTTGATGTTAGTAGTAAAGTGTTGGCAGTCATTGGTAAAGAAAAGAAAGAGTCTTTTCACATGTTACCAAAGTTGTCTGATGACGGTGATGTTCTACACTTAAAGATTGGTAGAAGATCAAACGGTAAAGACTACAAAGAAGAAAGAAAGATGCTTACTACTTTCTATGAGTACTACATTGAGCATCCAGAAGAAATTGTTAGCTTCATCAACATGTTTGCTCTCAATGCAGAGTCATTTGACTACATGACTTACTTAGATAAGAAAGTAGAAGAACCAAAACAGTCTAGTATTATCACTGTATAATATTGTCCTTGTTCATTTATACCAATTAAGGCAGAAGATTCTGCCTTTTTTTGGCGGTAAAAAGGGGAAACAGCTTAACTGAATTACAATTATGGAAGAAAAAAAGCCTACCCACTGGGTAATGGACTATGAAACACTAGTCAATTGTTTTATAGGTGTGTTCCAGCATTACAAAGATGAGAACATCAGGAAGACCTTTGTAATCTATAAGGATCGTAATGACCTACCAGAGTTTGTAAAGTTTTTAACTGAGTGTAAGGATAAGAACCAATGGCATATTAGCTATAACGGTTTAGCTTTTGACGCTCAGATTAGTCAGCATATACTAGATAAGCAGCGTCAGCTACTTACTCTTAGTACTGAAGATGTTATCAAAGACATCTATGCTTTTGCACAGAAGACCATCTCTCTTAAAGATCAGAATACCTTTCTTGAGTACTCTCCCGCAAAGATAAAGATTAGACAGATAGATCTGTTTAAGATGAATCACTGGGATAACCGTGCCAAGATGAGTAGTCTTAAGTGGATACAGTTCTCTATGGACTGGCAGAACGTAGAAGAGATGCCTCATCATCATACAGCTCCTGTAGAAAATGACGAGCAACTTAAAATGATCACCGAGTATTGTGTTAATGACGTACTTAGTACTAAGAAAGTCTTAGAGCATTCTAAAGAACAAATAGTACTTAGACAAACTCTTACCAAAGAATATGGTATAGATCTCTATTCTGCTTCAGAGCCTAGAATATCTAAGGAGTTATTCTTACACTTTCTATCACAGAAGCTTGGCTGGGATAAAGGAACAATCAAAACACTTAGAACCCATCATAGAGAGATCTATTTAGGTCAGTGTATACTTCCTTATATCAGTTTTAAGACTGAACATTTTCAAAGAATGTTTGACTACCTACGTACACAGGTAATTATATCCACTAAGAATGGGTTTAAGTACACTGTTAACTACAAAGGTATGAAAACTGATTACGGTCTAGGTGGTATTCACGGGGCCCGTGAAGCCGGGGTATATGAAGCTAAGCATGGTTATACTATTATGACCAGTGACGTAACATCATTCTATCCTAACTTAGCTATCCGTAATGGATTTCACCCAGCTCATCTTCCTAAAGAAGAGTTTTGTGAACTGTATGAATGGTTCTTTGAAGAGCGTAAGAAAATTCCTAAGTCTGACCCTAAGAACTATGTGTATAAGATTATTCTTAACAGTACATACGGTTTAACAGGTGATGAGAACAGTTTCCTGTACGATCCAAGAATGACTATGCAGATTACCATCAACGGGCAGCTTAGTCTAAGCATGCTTTATGAGATGATCTGTGAAGAGATTCCAGAAGCTGTGCCTCTTATGCAAAACACTGACGGTCTAGAAACACTGATACCTAACTCTTATGTAGAGAAGTATCATGAAATCTGTGACAGATGGTGTCAAATGACTAAGCTTGAACTAGAACATGATGAGTATTCTAAAATGATCATCAGAGATGTAAACAACTACATAGCAGTATCTAAGTCAGGTAAGGTTAAATGCAAAGGTGCATTTGAGTGGGAGGATCTAGACAAGAAGAAAGTAGCAGTGTTTCATAAGAACAAAAGCTTTCTTATTATACCAAAGGCTATCTATGCTTACTTTACAAAAGGTGTAAAGCCTGAAGACTTTCTAGCAGAAAATCAGAACATCTTTGATTACTGTGCAGGAGTTAAAGCTAAGAGTGGATGGTACTTTGAGTTAAGAAGCATTCAAGAAGGTGAGCTAGTATCTAAAAGACAACAAAAGATTGTCAGATACTTTGTTTCTAATAGAGGTGGTAAACTAGTTAAATGTCACACAGACGGAAGACTTATACAAGTAGAGTCTGGACAGTGGCTACAAACCACCATAAACGAAATAGACGAAACAAGATCCTTTGATTCTTACGGGATTAACAAAAGCTACTATCTAGATCAGATCTATAAAGAGATCCATCAGATTGAAAAAGAAAAGAGTTTATCATTTACACAACTATCATTATTTTAACAATACAATTATGCCAGTAAAAACAGTTTTTGAAACAGAAAATTATCTTAGAAGCTGCAGTCTTCCTAGTCACGGAAAGTCATATACAGTTATCCCACACGGAACAGTAATAGATGAAGCTAGAACCCAGTTGGCAGCAGCTGGTTTTACCATCAAGAAAGAATTATATAAAACTACACTCACAGGAGATGTAGCACAAGGTATGTATCACCTAGAATCTGGTAACGATCCAGAGATGGGACTTATGTTTGTATGGTCAAACAGTTATAATAAAACCATGGCGTTTAAATGTGCAATTGGTGCACATGTATTTATCTGCTCCAACGGTGTAGTATCAGGAGATCTAGGTAATTACAGAAGAAGACACAGCGGTTCTGCTTTATCTGATGTAGCTACATCTATGCAAGAGCAGATAGCTAATGCTTCTAAGTACTATGATAACCTTATTCAAGACAAACAGATGCTAAAAGATATTCACCTTAGTCAAAGACAGAAGGGGACCATCTTAGGTAGACTGTTTGCTGAAGATGAGATTCTTACACTTACTCAAGTAGGTATTGTTAAACGTGAACTAGATAAACCAACGTTCAATTATAGCAGTAATCCAGACAGTGCCTGGGATATGTACAACCATATCACTCTAGCTCTGAAAGATTCTCATCCTATGAAGTATTTATCTAATCACCAAAGAGTACACACCTTCTTTGTAAATGAGTTTGGTAATCTAGTATCAACGACAAATACTGTTGTAGAACCAGTTGCAGTACAAGCTCCAGTTATGGAAGAAGAACTAGTAGCTGACTTTGGTGTAAACTTTCTTTAAAAATCAGGGGGAGACTATATATCTCCCCCATAATTTAATTAACTATGACATGGTATATATTAAATGAAGACAAGACTACCACTGCATTACCTGCAGGAGAGTATCCTAAACTAGGTGCTTTTAAAGAACCATCTAAACATGTTGGTGATACTACTATAGGAGACCAAAGAATATCTACAGTGTTCTTACACTTTGATCACGGTCTAAACTTTGGAACACCTACAGAACCATCTGACCCAGTATTATTTGAGTCTATGATTTTTAATGGACCACATGACGAGTACCAACGTAGATACTGTACGTATCAAGAAGCTTTAGAAGGACATAATAACCTAGTTAAAGCTTTAGAAGAGGAAAGACATCCTGATTTTTACTTTAACGATTAAAAACTAACACAATGATTATAGGCGTTTCAGGGTACAGTGGATCAGGAAAAGACCTGGTCGGTACAATTATACAATACTTAGTTGCTAATAACCAAAATGGTTACAATAACAGTAGTAGTACTTTAAATGAAATTATAAAGTCTCAAGAAGAGCATGATTGGTGGTTAGAAGAACAATCTGGTTGGGAAATAAAAAAATGGGCAGGTAAATTAAAGACCATAGCTTCCATACTTACAGGTATTCCTGTAGAAAACTTTGAAGATCAAGAGTTTAAAAAGACATTACTTGGTCCAGAGTGGGGCACAGTTAAAGATATTCCTTTAAATACTGTACCAGTATTTGCAGATATACAGTTTAACAACTTAATATCAGTAAGAGACTTTTTACAAAGGTTGGGTACAGATGCTATCAGAGATGGTTTACATGAGAACACATGGGTAAATGCTTTAATGGCTGATTATATACCTGAAGATGTACAATGGTCTGATGGCCCTATTGGTGGATATAAATCTGGTGAAAAATTACCTAACTGGATTATTACAGATACACGTTTTTCTAATGAAGCAGAAGCTATTAAAAAAGCTGATGGTATTATCATACGTGTAGAAAGACCTGGGGTAAAACCTATTAATCCACACCCTTCTGAAACTGGTTTAGATAAATGGAACTTTGATCATGTAATAAATAATGATGGATCTCCTACAGACTTAGCTAAAAAAATTAAGAAAGTCTTAGAAGAAAATAAAATTATTTAGTTTATGGAGATCATATATCAGAAAACAAAAACTCTAATCACCCGGGATAATGGAAGAAGCTCAGACGCTATTAGTCCGAACTTCATCTACGGGTGTTTAGGTGGTTGTATGAGCTCATACTGTTATGTAGGCAGATACAATCATGATAAGGTGTATGTTAACCAGAATGTAGTAGATATCTTTGACTCTATTAGTGGCTGGGTAGATAACAAAGTATGGCCTAAGATTATTAATCAGGTTGATCCAGTATTCTATACAGTAGATATTGGGTGCAGCACTGATGTAGCTTTAATGAGTAAACATTATAACTGGCAGCATGTCTTTGACTACTTTAGTTTTGCTAAAGCTAGAGCTAAGTCTACCTTTGCTACTAAGTATCCAACAATGTTTGTAGATAAAGACTACGATCTAGTTAGAGCTAAACACCGTATCCGGGTAAGTTTGATGCCTCAGATGTACTCTGATGTACTTGAACCACACACAGATACTATAGAAGAACGTATAGCTAGCATTCCTAAGTTACAAGAGAAGATGGAAGTTCACATTAACTTCAGTCCTATTATATATACGGAAGGTTGGCTAGATGAGTACCGTAAGTTATTTGAGCAACTTAAAGCTGCTAATATAGATGTTAAGTGTGAGTGTATATTCCTTACACATAACTTACACCAGCATCAGCGTAACAGTCCGGAAGTACAAGGTCTCTTATGGCGTCCTGATATACAAGAAGCCAAAGATTCTCAGTATGCACCAGATAATATACGCTACCAGTGGCTGCTTAAAAAACAAATGGTTAGTGACTTTACTGGACTCTATGCTGAGTATTTTGATCCAACTAACATTAGATATATTTTTTAAAACATTGACCTGTGCCCCTGAGAAACTCATATATAAGGATAAGCAGGTTAGCTCTGATATAAAGGGGTAAGAGAATAAAGAGCATAATTTTATAATACTATGACACATTGGGTAATGGGTTTTATGTGCGGCATACTGCTAGCAAACTTTATATTTAGATCTAAAAACAAATAAGCTATGGACAGACAGACACCTGTAGAAAGATTAGCAGACTATGTACGGTCAAGGTATGACACCACTGAAGTATTTAACAACCTGGTAACCAATTTATTACACAGAGAAATGCTACAGCGTGTAGAAGACTATAATGCTGGACATGCTGATGGTCTATGCAATCATATTAATGATGCTAATAATTATATAAACGAACAAAACTATTTAAAAGATGAAGATACTACACATTAGTGATACCCATGGATTCCACTACATGTACCCTGATAGTAACTTTGAAGGCATAGACGTAGTGATTCATAGCGGTGACTGCTCTAATTATAGAGATGCTTATAGAAATCATGCTGAAGTACTTGACTTTCTAGAGTGGTATAAGAACGTACCAGTAAAATATAAGATCTATGTAGCTGGTAATCATGATAGTTCTATAGAAAGACGCATGGTTAACCCTGGAGACTTTGCTGCAGCTGGTATTATCTATCTAGAAAATGAGGCTACTACTATAGAAGGTATTAAATTCTACGGTAGTCCTATTACACCTACGTTTGGTGACTGGTCTTTTATGAAAGCTAGGGCTAAAACCCACGCTGTATGGGAAGCTATTCCTGATGACACAGATGTTCTTATTGTCCACGGTCCCCCAAAGGGTGTAAGAGATCTAAGCTTTGATAGAGATGGTAACCTTGAGATGTGTGGTGACTTATCCCTTACAAAGAGATGTTGGGCTCTAAAAGACACACTAAAGTTAGTTTGTTTTGGCCATATCCATAATATGGATGGGGTAGACACTAACCAAGGCGTCTCCACTTACTCACGTACAAAAACTGTATTTTCTAATGC